CATCTACAAGGAACTCATGGACGCGCTGGTGATACAGTGAATCGCGCGATCGGCACCTCCCTCGGGAGGTCAAGGCCGAGGTGTACAGGAAGAACTGCCAGGAGATCCCCATAGTGGTTTAAAACGGAATAAAGTAACAGTGGTCCTTCGGGGCCCCCTTAGGGGGGTTTTAAAACATGTACGCTTATTTTTTTAAAATATTGTGTTATAATATAATATAAATTGTAATGGATGTGGATAATTTGCTATTTTCAATGAAAATTATAACAGACAACGCAAGAGTGATGCAAACCGATATTAATAAGTTAGAAAGTGACGTTTCTGGTTTACAAAGTAATGGGGTAAACATTAATGTGTCTAACCAGGTTACGGCAAATTCTAATGATCCAGTATCTAGTGGAGCTGTATATACGTATGTCAACGAAAATTTAAGCAGTGCAGGCGGAAATACGGTGGCCACTTCATTTGACATAACAAATAGTTCCGAGGCCGTATCCGCGTCACTTGTAAACACTCACTTAAATAATAATAATTATGTTACTTCGAGTTCCTCCTCGAGTAGTGCAACAGAAGGACAGGTTTTAACAGTAAATGATCAAGGAACTGCAAATTGGGCGACACCTAGCAGTGGCAGCGCTTTGCCGGCAGGCGGTACGGACGGAGACGTCTTAACAATAAATAATACTGGAGCTCCGGTCTGGGAGGCACCTAGCGGTTCGACTGCAGTCTACTTAGCAGCAGACGCGAGTTTCACGAGTGTGTCGGATGGTTTCATCACCTACTCGTCGTCGCCGATCGTGCAGAATGGTACATTTAGCAACAACGCGTTCTCTCCTGGCAGAACCGGCGATTACAAGGTGACGAGCAACCTGACGTTCACAGGAGGCAGTGCGACAGTGCGAATCGGGAAATCGTTGACACAACTCTCAAACAACATTCTCACTGCAGCACTCTCTTACGATTTCAGAACGGCCTCTAATACGTACACGACACCCGACCTCAATCTATTTCTTAATGATGATAGTGCGTCGTTGATACTTGATTCTGGATCCGCAACGATTAATACATCCGACGGCTATCAGGGTGGAACAAGTCACTACATCGACCTCACAAGCTTCCCTACCGGCTCGAAGCTACCGCCTAACTTTGCATTCGAGCTCGTATTGAAGCTGAATTCTCCGTCTGGTCAACCCAGTACTTCTAACCAACCCATCTTTGTGGTGCACAAAAACGTACGACAACTCGAGGAGCACATGATACGCCTTTTCCGGTATGGTACTACTTCAGATCTCAGATTGCAGTTCAACAATTCAGTTGACTCAGTTGGAGTGACTCTCAGCGATCATCACATAGCCTTCAATAACAACCATCAAGAGTTTGAACACTTGTTCATTCAATTTACAAGCAATGGTTGTACTGTGTATCGAAATGGTGTGCAAGCGACTGCCACTCAGTCCACTTCTAATCCGAACAACAACCAAGCCACTCTGACGACGTCAAACGGCACTGCAATAAACGTGACCAAGGTCACTCTAGGACGTTACTTAGATCGAAATGGCTCAGGGTCGTCTGATCAAGACAATGGTATTGAACACATTAAGTTCTTTCGCTACTACACCCAGTCGGCAACCGCAGATCAAGTCCGTTCATTGTATGAACAGCATGCACTGCAACTCGATGTACTGGGCAAGTCCAGTGGCAGCGGGACAATCTTCACGCAAACGATTGCTCAGCAGCTGGGAACGACCGATTCGATCAAGGTGCATGCGGAGGGGACATTCACCGGTTACTCGGGTGACGCGGCGCTGATTGTGGAGCACGTCGACGGTGGGTCACAGGGACCGGTGGGCACAGGGGTTCCTGATGTAACCACAGGCACGTCTGGGCAGGTGCTGACGCTAGACAGTTCAGTCCCGCCGCGAGCTGTTTGGACGGGGAATAGTAAAGTGTATTGCAGCATCAGAGCAAACGCTAGCACAAGTGTTGGAGATGGCAGCCTTTACACAAGTTGGGACTCCTCAAATGCTGTAACTTCCTCATCGAGCATTGTGTCTTCCACTATCCCATTCATTGCGCCTCGAGCTGGTACTTATTACGTCCACTTTTACACAACTGTCAGATGTCCGTCTAGCTCAGGATGGTCTGCAGTTCGTCTAGTTCGTTACGTTTCAGGTGGAACTGAAGTCAATTTCGCGATTTCTGCGCACTCGGGGATAGACAGTAGCGCTGATTGGAGGCCTCACGCCATGGGCGCTATTGTGACGCTGGGGAATGCTGAGCGGCTTGGTGTGAGGATCTTCTCTCAATCGGCGGGTACCAGTGGAATCAATCAGGACGGTACGCTGACGGAGTTGACCGTACATAACGTCGATTAATTTCGCACGCTACAATGACGACGTGGATTATTTAAATTGGTAGTATTAAATTTATTAAATAAACATAAGGGAAACTATCCAGTTTTATTTTAGGACGCGTGGGGCTCGAACCCACGGCCACAGGATTAAAAGTCCTGCGCTCTACCAACTGAGCTAGCGTCCCTTATGTTTATTGTAAATACTTATGTTTCATTTCTTTAAATACGTTTAAAATACTGGGTTTCCAATTAGAAGTTCATTTGTCATTTCGCACACCACAGCAACCATTGCTAGACGACCAATAAACATTTCATCCCCTGACTTAGCAGTCAAATTCATAGGGTTAAAATTGTAATCACCTGGTTCATGGGTGTCCTTAAAAGTAAACCACGCATTAGTGTCACTTGGAAAGTTGTAAGCCTTTAGCATCTGAGAAAATTCAGAGCAACCAAAGATACCTAGAAGAAGAAGCTGATTTTCAATAGGCATATTATTTACAAAATTAATACCAAGGCCATCTGGACTGAGATTGTCTAGAAGTGGAATAGCAACCGATGAAACCATTGCTACACGACCGTGTTTAATTTCTGCTTCACGAACAAACTTTGAAGGTAGGATATTATAGGCGGCAACCGTAGGGATAAGAGAGTAAATTAGCGTCTTCATTCTTTGATACACATTTATATAATTTGTCTTTAAGTCATTTTTAAATTTACATTTTATTAATTAAAAAAAAATGTAATATAATTATAAATGTCAGTAGATTGGCGTATATTTGTAGCGGGTCTTGTTTTTTTACTTGTAATAGTTCTATTTATGAACATGGAAACCTACACCAAGGATACTAAAAATATTGTAAGAATAATGGATGGGAAAATAAATACAATTAGTACCGATGAAAGAAATAATGAAATAATGGGAAAATTTGATAAGATCTCTAAAGCGATTGAACCAGGTACTTCTATTAACTTTCATTTGCTAGAATGGTACCCAACTAAGCCAAATGATAGACATACACAATCTGGAGAGGGAAGATGCATTCATGGCGGCCAAGGAAGATGTCAAAAACGTGGAGAATGTAGAACCAGTGTTGAATGTCCTCACGGTTTAATTCCTTGGGACATAGGTAGAAACGAATGTACATGCGCTTACGCTAGAGGTGGTGGTCCTGGCGGATTTACATTTAAGGCTGAATAAATTAAATAATAAAATGTAAATTTAAAATGTAATACATTATATTATATAATGAAACCACAAAATATTGCATTACTAACCGGGGCTATTTTTTTAATATTATTCTTCTTTACTAGGGAAGATTCTAAGTTTTTTGCTGTAACAGAAACCGAGAGTCCTGATATAACTTTAATAGAAGAAAAAACTATCCTCGACAAAATAAATAATAACTTTAAAAAAGTTAAGAAAGTGTTATCATCTGGTACAGGAGATAATGCCAAACAGAGTCGAGTTTATCATCCTGAAGAATGCGGTGTTGGAGACAGGGATCGAAGAAATGATAGATATTGTGAAAAACGCGATGAAACATGCTTCGCAAGGAGTGGGATGCACAGAGTTAATTGTGGATCTGGTATGTTAATCGATCTTTCAAGTGGGCCTCATCGTCGGTGTGGTTGTATGTACCCGATGCCAGGTTCTTCTAGTATAAATGTTAATTATTAAATAATAAAATGTAAATTTAAAATGTAATGTATTGTTATAATATAATGAAACGACAACACATTGCATTTATAGCCGGGGCTATTTTTTTAATATCTATATTATTCTTCTTTACTAGGGAAGATGCTAAGATTTTGGCTTATGAAGGTGAAGATAAATTTTCTTTTATAGATCCTTCCGAACTCCCACGGCGCCATCTAGGTAATTTTAATAAACTAAAAAAAGCTTTAGCTAATAAAGGACACCGAGGTGTAAAAATGCGTTGGTTACAAACAGGTAAGCCAGGAGGCGAAGGAAGATGTCGCCACGGCACGACAGGTCATCATCAAGACGCGTGCATAAATCGACATAATGATTGTAGAGAAGCTATAGTATGGTGTCCAGCTGGAGGGGTCGCAGCCGCAACCCGTGGTGGAAATAACCCACCTTGTAAATGCGTATCTTTACATACTAACTTTTCAGGTTATCATTATAATCCTGTCTAAATATTAACGTCTGAGACCTTTCTTTCCACGGAAATGATTCAATGCGCGATCTAGTTTCTTTCTTTCTTTTTTAGTAAAACCTTCATCAGGAACAATGAAGTCTTCTAGAGAACCCACATCCGATTCTTCGGAAATGTCTTCTGATTCTAGATCTTCAACTTCATTTACGAGTTCCCATTCTCTACAAATCATTCTTGAAATGTGTCTACAAGGGCATTCACAAGTCTTTTGATTATAATTTTTAGTTAAATTGTATTTTACAGGATTTCCAATACTTGGAAAATTAATTTTATGCCTTTCGCAACAAACGCAATCTGTAAGCTCCCTAGGGAGCTCATCTATTTCTTCACAGATTTTAAGTTTCTCATCCAGATATGTTTCTGGACTTTTACCTTGTAGAAATTGAATGAAGTTCATTTATTAAAAATTTATTTTGTTTTTATATTAATAAATGAAGTTTAATTTAATTTTGAATGTTTTAATAATTTTAGTATCTTTATTTACTGCTTACAATGTATATTATATATATAATAAAAAGAATGTAGAAAAAACATTTACAGGCCTTGATCCTACTGTTCGTGATAGGATTCTGAATGACTTAGATATAATTAAAGATATGAATGATGACTTAGATATAATTAAAGCTATGAATAAGAGCTCCTCTACAGCCGCCGTCACGCAACGAAACGCTATAATGAAATATATAGTTAAAAATTTTGACGACCTTCATAAAGATTGTACTAATAAAGAGAAAATTGACCCCGTCGTTCAATACAAGTGTGGTCTAGGAACAAAACTTATAAATAATACTTGTGAGATAAATTGGGGACCTGAGACTGTCAGTGTCGTTAGTAAACAATGGGACAATAGTAGAATAGAAAAGAAAATTTATGTGGACTTACAACGACACATTAAATATCATAATGAAGTACCCAGAGGTTTTAAGGCAAATTTTGACATTTTTCCAAACCCCAATGCAAGAAGGTGCTAATTATAAGCTTTAGAAACCACTCGGGGGAGAGTGTCATCTGCTGTAAATTGCGAGGTCATTGAAGTTTTTACAAATTTCGAGTTTTTTATCTAGGTATGTTTCCGGACTTTTACCGTCGAGGAATAAAATAAAATAAAATCCATTTAATTAAATTAGATTTTATTATGTTTTTATATTAATAAATGAATGTCGAATTGATAGTTTTAGTTTTTATAGCTCTTATGTTAAGTGCTGTTACTTATAAAGTTTTTACAATGAGTACTATTGATGATGATGTTGAAAGGGACTTCAAAATGGACCTAAATGTATTAGATATGGGCGGTAAAAACGCAGGTAAAGACGGCATGACCACGGCTGGTGTAATAACAGGTGTCTATTCTGATACTGGAATTCAAGGCAAAATAAGATTTCGTCCAAGCCCGTCGGCCGATATGATTGATGCTGCTAAGATCGGTTTATCATATTAATCTTCAGATACAATCGCAAGATCTACAAGTGTAATTTCTTCTTCTTCAAGTTCCGAATCTGAGGACACTTCATACTTCTTCCAGTCTAGTGCGTGACGAAAGCAGTAAGTATTATTACATCCGTCAGGTTTTTGGTCTCCATTCTTGTCACAAGGTGATCCATCGCGATTTACACCATGACATTTCTGTACCGGTTTCTTTTTAGTGTTCTTGATTTCTTTGCAAATGTCAGTCATCAACACGGGAATTGTTTTTTCGGGTTCGGAATTTGTCTCAGCTGGAGCGGACCCAGATGTGTTTGTTTTTCCATTCTTTGCAAGTTCATCAATGTCTTTCTTTGTAATTTTTTCTTTGTCAAAGTCGTCAAGAGTAAATCCCCTTTCAGCTGCGTATTCGGCGGCAATCTTGGTAGCGAATTTCTTTACACCAGTTGACACACTTGTAGACTTGCGTGTAGCAGACATTCTTGGCTTTGTAGGTGCTGACACTGGGACTGTAATTTCAGTGTTGCTAAGGAGTTTGTGTGCGAGTTCAATAAAAGTTTCGTTGAAAATAGCAAGCATCTCTGTCGTCGCTTCTTCGGTGAGGTCGTACTTAGCACGGAAAGCCTCGAATTTCTGGTCAAGAGTCGCCATAATTGTCTGGTTATAATTATCTATAATTCATTCTTTTAAATTTATTATTTTTCTGTAATTTTCTTTATACAGTGAAATCTCCATTTTTAAGCGGTTTTCTTTTTACGAATCTTTTTAACTTTTTCAGGAATTAGATCCTTCCAAAGTTCTGTTACATCTTCCATCATTGGTTCAAATATAGTCTGAATAGCAGACTTAAACTGATGTTCGAAGTAATAAATGTAATCAATTGGTATTCCATTCTTGATGATGTAATCTGGGTCTTCTACCTTTTCAAATTGTTTAGTGCTTTGATAAGTTGCGAATACATAAGGAACACGATCGCCTGATGCTACAATGTCCATCTTGTCTCTTTCTTGTCTCTTTCGAGCAAGAGCCACGTGTGGAATATTAGCAGGACACCTTTTGAAAAATGTATCTTTCTTACAACTCGGACATTCGTGTTCTGTCTCTAGAAATTCAATTATATTGTACTTTGGATGTTCTTTTTTACCAGAGATTTTATCTAAAATTTCCGGTTTAGATTTGTTATGAATATTAGTTACGTTCATTTCTTTTTTACCAATTACACTCAATTCGTAATAAGTCTTGTCGCACTCTGTACATACAGCCTTGTTATCAAAAGCATAACCAGCGCGCAAACTCTTTGATAACATCAATTGTTTCATTGGAACTTCTGAGTTAACTAGTTTACGAATCTTCTCTCTCGCATACTCTTTAGATGTTTCAATGACTTCTTCTACTGTATCGAACTCGTAATTTAGAACCTTTTCATTCTTTAGAATATATTCAAAAATCTTCTTTGAGTTTTCTCTTACGTATTCGCAATTGTCTCTGCGAACAACTTGAATACCTTTGTAATCGATGTAATCGAAACTTTTTGGATTAGTCCAAAATAGACTTGCGTATCTCTTTTTTGAAAACAAAATGAAGGGATACATTACTTTTTCGAACTCAAGTTCAATAGGTTTCTTAAATGTTTCAGAAATACGATCAGAACATTCTGGTGCTACCTTGAAAACGTAATCCATATGATCCTGACCTTTGAGATCACTTTTAAACTTTACATAAATAGAATCCGTGTCTCCATATACTACTTCGCAATTGTACCATTCTTCGGCACACTTTTTACTGTGGGCGATCATTTCACGTCCGCATGCTGTAACAGCCGCCGCAATTCTTTTATTTGGTAGTCGACCATATTTCGCGCCGGTAAACCCATAAATACTGTTCATAGAAACCTTGATAGCAAGCTGAACCCCGTTAAGTACCGCATAGAGATTTTCATCTGGTGAAAGACCTTTCATCTGTTTTCGAATAGCTTTACGTTCTTTCCAAAGTCGAGAAAGAATCATCGGCATAATACCTGTGCGATTCTGTACAAATCTTACATTTACATTTCTTTTGATTTCATTTCCTTCTGAATCAAGTTCGTCCTCATCCCAATTCATATCGAAGTAATCTACGCCGGGAAGATTATCAAATTCTGGATCTTCTACGATTGTAGCATAGTCATAATTGTGAGCTATCATAATACTAGGATATAGACTTGCGAAATCAAGACCTGCGATTGGTTCGAAATGTGCCCCGGGTGTAGCGCTTAGAACTGTTGCCCCTGTAAACTTTTCGTCTTCATCTTCTGTGTCATCTTTAGGTTTATAATCTAATGCAGGAATTAGATATCCCTCTTTCTTTGTTTCATAAGCGATCTGGGTGTGAACACGAATTTGCTGCCCTCTCAACTCGATGTATTGCATAGGGACCATGGTAATATTAGACATACCAATCATATTAGTCATAATTCTCAATTTAAGCATAAGATCGATAAGTAGCCATGTGTCCTGAGCGCAATACTTTACAACAAGAGCTATCTTGTCTTTTGTAGATGTGTTATAATTAAAAAGATCCGATGGTGAAAGATCGTCTTTCTTGTCTCCTGTGAAATGCTCCGCGACTGAATTAAGTTTGTAAGATTCTAGTTTGTGTTCTTTCTTGATTATAAACATCATATCAAATTGAGTAATACCGTACATTTTAAGATAAACCATAGTGTTATCTCCGTACGCAGAAGTATTTAATTGATCTTCTTGTTTGATAGCTGGTTTCTCCGTGATCCTACTTAAGTTTTCTAATATGTATTCGATACCAAGAACCTTAGCACGAGCGATGAGGTATTTCCAATCGAAACCATATCCGTTGTACTGAATTAGAATGTCTGGATCTGTAGATAGAATGAATTTAACCCAACCTTCAATAAGTTCTTTTTCCGAGTCGTACGTCTCGATGATGATTCCTTCAACAGGATCACAGTCATTGTCAATAGGACTTTTGATAGTAACAACATGCTTTATCTTTTCTTTTGTATTGAACTTGTAAAGACTTGTTCCAATTTGAGTAATGATGTCATTTTCTTTTTCTGGATCAGGGAATTCATTGATACCTAGATGTCTCGACGAATATGAAAAAGCCTCAATGTCCCAAGATCCAAGAGTAAGATTACAAACTTCATTACATTCGAATTTCTCTACATTATTGTAATTAGTTGTGTAGCTGTGTTGACACCTTGACATATCTGGAAACGTACAAATTTTGTTTACTTTTACCCACCCAGACATTTGAATATCCGCCTTGTGAGTAAAACGAAGATAAGGTTCAATGTTAGATTCATAGAGTTCGAACTTCAGATGTTCTGTAGGGCTTATCGATGAAATCTTAGGCAATTTACGAGGAGGTTTTGGATTTAGAATCCACTTGATTTTATTAAATGTAGTAAGATTTTTACAAATGAAGCGTAGGAATTTGTATTCTTTTTCATTGGTAAACCCTTTGTACTTTTTGCGAGTTACAACACTTATGCTTTCAAGATCTTCTTTATTTCGGAAAAGTTTATTTCTAATGTATTTTTCCACTTCTTTTCTTTTGAAAGTGTCAAATGTGTCCTGATACTTATCCGGAATAAGAGCAAAGAAATATGGTTTATAACCTTCGAATCTTACACAGACTGATTCTGACTCTTTATTTACGCCAAAAGCGTAAATGTTATAACGAGTGTCTGGACATTCTCCATCTGGATCATCTGTTTCATCAGACGCTTCCCACGATAAAATTTGAAAAGTGATTTTATCTAATTCGGTAGTACTTTCAGGCCGACTAAACACTTCCATATTAAAAATGTATATCTCATCTATTTAAATGTGTTTAGAATTCATTTATTTTTGTAATGTAATAAATCTAATTGGTAATAAATGCTAATATAAATAATACACTTCCACCTAACGTGATACCTTTTAGAAGGAGTCTTCCATCTGAAGTTGATATTCCAAATATAGTAAAATCAACCCATCTATTTGAAAGAATGTCGCACAGTATTAACCATTCAACTGAATTTGCAGTATCGAATGATGTTGATGCATTGATTACGTTGATGTCATTAGAAACTAATGAATCAATTGGTAATCTATATAAGAATGTTTTTATAAATGAATAAGACTTAATATAATCCAAAATAGATTCTCTTTTGCTTGCATATGTGTATATATAAAATAAAAGCGCGGATTGTATAAATGTGTAAATCACCGCACAAACAAAAAGATATCTATCAAAAGGTATAAAATTATTAAATGTATTTCTAATTGTAATATCATTTTTAGGCAAAACATTTCTAATAAAAAGAGACATATTAGCGGCGCCTATAAGTGTGCTAAAGGAAATTATAGGATTTAATAAATGTATCGTCTTTGATATTTTATTTTTAGTCTGCGAAATGTCCATCATTAAATTATTAATACAAGCATTTTCGGTAAAATATTCTTGGGGCAATGACAAAACATTTATTAACTCATTTATTTCTGAAATGTGTTCCTTAAGAATGAATACAATAGTAAATAAAAATAAAAAACAAAGAAGTCTTGAATAAAACCAATCAAGAAGTATAAATGTGTAAAAAATATATACATTTTTTGTTAACCATGTAGGCCACATATAATCATTATGAAATGCTGAGATGTCTGAGAAATTTAAAGCTACAGACACTAATGTACATATGATTATAATAATAGTCTTGAATTTTTTACAATTAAGTATTCTGTCCATGTGAGTATATCTATAATATCTCTTAGACCAAAGATGTATTAAAGGTACATTAATGTGCGTTAAAAAAGAAACCAAGTGTCTAAGATCTCCATTTTCTACCCACGATTTAAAGTTATATATACTTTGTAACCATAAAAAAACATTAACTAAAATGAAGTACAGGGTGTAGCAGGTGAAATATAATACATCAATAGATTCACTTCTTGGTTCTTTATGTCGTATACCCATTTTAAATTCATCTTCTTCTGTTTCCAATTTTTTAATTAGATTAAGATTGTACATCAATTTAAATTTTTCACGTGGAAATTCTATATTTTCATCTCTAAAGATGTCTATTTTTGATAAAAATGGAAAAGATACGTCATAAGCTTTTATTCCAAGAATAAATAAAATGTTGTCTAACATAATAGAATGACAATTTCAAAGTTAATTATACCAGTTATATTTTTTTGCATTTTGTTTTTATTTAACTTTATTTCATGTAAGACTTCTTTTAGAACTAGATCTGGAAAGACTTATAAAGCTAGCAATATTGAGTCTGCTGAAATATTAGACACATTACGTATTATATCCATAGATTTATCCTATGAAATAGAAGCAGGTCGTGGAAAATTATTACGTAAGAAATTGCATAACACAAGCTATAAGGAATTAATAGATCAAGATGATAATATTTTAGCGTGGAACTATGACAAAGGCCGTGAGATAGGATTTAAGTTGTATCAAGACAACGGAATGTATTATCCAGCCAGCCATGTAATAGAATCACTTTTTCATGAACTGGCTCATTCAATATCAAAAACAGTAGGACATGGCGCAGAATGGAAATACAATTATAATTATCTACTTAAATACAAAGATAAATACGTAAATGTTTTAAGAAAAAAAAATAAAGTTTTACTGTAATGAACGACCTTTTCATAGGAGGAGGTGGATATTCAGGGTTTCATTTTATTGGAGTACTAGAGTACATTCATCAAAAAAAATTATTAGATCTTAAAAACTTTTATGGAACGAGTATAGGTGCATTAATTGGTATATTATACATCTCTGGAACAGAGCCTAAAAGTATGATAAATATGTTTCAAAAGATTAAACTTGAAGAAATTGTAAAATACGATTTCACAAATATTCAAAATGGACTAATTGACGATTCTCTTTTAGACACCTTGATTAGTTTTGTAACAGATAAATATAAAGACGGTATAACGTTGAATGAATTTTTTAAAAGCACCGGTGTAAATGTAAATATATATGCGACGTGTGTTACAAAAAATGAATGTATATGCTTAAGTAATGAATCTTATCCTGAAGTTAAACTAAAAGATGCTCTAAAAGCATCTATGAGTATACCTTTTTTATTTAAACCTGTTGAAATAAACAATGAAATTTACGTAGACGGCTGTTGTAAAAACTTATATGGATCTCCCCCTAAGGAGATATTCATACGCGGTTATAGTATAATTCTTAATAATAAGTCAAATAGTTATCCATTTCAAGTAATGTGTTCTATTTTCACGCGTGAAGCACCTAATAGTACCTTTTTAATAAGTATAGAAAATGAAATTGATGCAAATGTTTATCTCAATCTAGACAAAATGAGATCTAAATTTATAATAGATATGTATAGAAATGGTATATACACCGCTAAAAGAAATTTAGACTAAAATTATTTCGGGATAACTTCTTTTAACCACTTTTTTTTATTTGCTAAATATTCTATATATGAGTATTGTTTAGGAGTTTTATTATCTATGTATACTATACTTTTTTTAGATTTATTGTCTTCTATAGTTTTATAAGAACTTCTGAGTTTTTGTACTATAACTGAATAATTTTTTTCGGCAGGCTGCGCGACTGGTACTGAAATTTCAAAATCCGGAATAAATTGGACATCCCTTTCTGAAATTTCTGGCAGATTTGTCATACATTTCTTAAACTTGGACACCTGTTCTCCATTATAGAAAAAATCTGAAGTGTGTTCAGAGAAAATGAAATAAGGAATTTTGTTTTTTTCACACATTTTAATACATAGTTCAGATATTGTGTTATATTCTGTAAAATTATGAAACATAATACAACATTTTGTAAATTTAAGTGTATTACAAATTTCTTCGACTATTGTATTAGTATTTAAAGTCTTTCTGAAAATTTGCAACATATTCCTATTACAAATTTTACCGATGTGTTTCATTTGCTTTCCGTAGAATGTATTTATTCTATAACTCGGATCTATATTTCTGGATGTTAGTCTTTTACAAATTTCTGCGTAGTTGTCCCAAGAATTGTCGCACACTACAAGAATATTCATTAGTGTAATGTAATGTAATGTAATGTAATGTAATGTAATACAATTCATTTCAGTAATGAATGTTCTAATTTAAGTTTTATTTTGTAATAAATTACATTTATTTAATGTAAATGTTATTTATTGTAATAGGAATTTTGACTGTTACACTTTTAGTTTTTTACTTAATTAAAAGAACCTTTGATAACTTTAAAATTAAAAATATTAAAATGCCTTTTAAATTGAATGTGAATTCAGATAAGACCATAATTTTGTCTAAAGAAGGGTGTCCTTGGTGTGAAAAATTAAATCCATATCTTGATGATTCAAAAAAAGAATACATTAAGATTATAGTAAATGACGACGACACATTTAAATTTGATGAAAAGTTCACAGGACTAGAACAAACAGAAAGAGAATCTATAATTAAAGGTTCTAAAGATCTTCTTGAAAACACGGGGTATTATTTTCCGAGTTTAATTCATAAAAATAAATACATTATAGGTTTTCCAGATGAAAAGACTCTCAATGTTCTTTTTAATTAATAAAAAATTTATTATTATAAATGTAATGTCACGATATAAAAAAATAATAGTAATTGGGGACATCCGTGGTGATTCAAAAGTTCTTATAAAGTCATTGGAATTAGCAAATCTTTTAAAAGACGATAAATGGATAGGAAAAGATACATTAGTAATTCAAATGGGAAATACACTTTCTGGTAAAAGTTCTATAAGCCCTCCTCTAAGTAAAGAGTACATAGAAAGTTCAGAAGAAATTAAAATAATTAATTTAATTAGTCTTTTTATTTCTAAAGCTAAATCACACTCTTGTGAATTTGTATCTATACTTGGTAAACATGAACTTTTGAGTTATTATCATGGTAAAGACATTTTATTTATGCGACAATACATTAAGAGTAAAGATGAAGAAATTTATAAAAAAATGTACAATATTACAAGAAATAAATTCTGGAAACCAGGTAATGAAGGAGGTAGAATTTTATCTAAAAGACCTCTTTTTTATTTAACAGATAAAATACTTTTTACTAATTTCAATTTATCTACATGTGATAATGATATTAATAAAACTAAAAAAGATGTAGAAAAATGGCTACATTCGGGTAAAAATAAACCAAAAATTATCTCGAAAGAATTTAATAACGTTGACACACAACTTGACTTTAATCTCTTAAATTTAAATTACGAAAAAATAGTTACAAGCAGTTCAGTTAAAAATGGCAATAATAAGATAATAAAGGTTAAAACTAATTCTTCAAGAGCGTTTGGCGAAAATTGTATTGAGATTTTAGAAATAATTACAGAACCGTATTTTTTTGTTAAAAGGATAACAGAAAATGGATGTATTATAGAGCTTTGAAAATGTTTGTGTATTTTGGATCTACATTGTGAAATTTTCCATTTGTGTCATACTCCGCGTAAATGTGTCCGGGTTTCATTACATTTGAAATGTCAAACTCGCAAGACGTGTATTTGCTTACTTCTTTGAAAAATTCATTCAATTCCTTATAAAATTTAATGTATTTTTCATTCCATTTTTCTAAATTTATGTCTACTATGCCATATTCATTGTCATTTTCTATAGTAGACTTATAAATAGTCCCGGCGTGAGTTTGTGTTATCATTCCTCTAGTTTCTCCCATTACAAGCATATATCCAAAAAGTTGATACAGATCGTATTCATTTTTCCTAATATTTTCTTTTTTCATTCTTGTTTTAATTTCGATTACCATGTCTTTATCAGTTGCATCGTGTAGACCTTTAAGTTTCCAATTGTGGTTAGCATCGGTGTAATACCACATTCTATTATTTCCTTTAGTGTACTTAGAAGCATGAATTACGTCTTCTTCATTATTTCTACCACAGTCTTTTTTAAGATTATCGCGTACAATGCTCCTTGCTTTAGAAATGTCAGTTTCTGATACATTTGGAACATTTGATTTAAGAGATTCTATTACTTTTAGTTCGATAACGTCAAATTCTTTAGGATCCTTTACTGTTTTTGAGAAATGATTGTAAGATTCTTCAATAGGTCTCTTTAATGATGCCCCCTCTAATGGCCGAATATTCCCAGATCTAATTAGTTTTTCCCTGAATAGTTTAGGATATTCGCGGCACAAAAGTAACATAATCATTTTGCTTCTGGGTTCATATTTATTTTTACCGCACGCGGCACCGATGTAAGAAATTTCAAGAGTATTCATGTACTATGTTGTAATGTAATATGTATATATGTAAATTATTTAAACTTATTAAAAAAATGTAAAAAAAAATATTAAAAAAATGTATTGATACTATTAATTATGATATCATTATTACAAGCGATAATAGCATTTGTTTTATTGGGTCTGGGAACTTTATATTATTTTAAGACCCGGTCACCTCCAGTAATGACGAAGTCGGATGATGATGATCCACTCGAAGACATTAAACCCAAACCCGAACCGACAAAGACTACGCCGGTTGTTGCCAAAGAACCAGATGTAGACCAAGAGCCGGAAATATTAGTAACTTCAGCAAAACCTGAAGATAAACCTGAAGATGAACTTGTTAAACCTACACCAACTACTACTCCAGCGAAGCCTTTAGTTCGGCCACAGACTGAGGCAAGTACTATGATAATCGGACAGCGTGGAAAGTTCGCAAGTGAAGGAGGTTACGATTTAAATAATAAAACAGATAGAATGACTTTCCCTCGTGTATCGTCGGCTGACATACACATTGAACATGTCGATGTACACAGAGGAAATCCAGCAAACAAAAACGCCTCTATAACATTTAAATATCAAGGTGGAATTGTACATAAGTTTACATTCGTTGGTAACGGAGGTCTTAGCTTTAGAAAACAGGATGGATCATTTGGTCCTAACCTAGGTGTAGGAGATGCTTCTTCCGTTGTACTAACTGGCATGGGACTTCCTAAAAATTCATACAAGATAGAGTGTACACGCACAACAGGAAGAAACACGTGGCATTTCAAACCTCTTGATTTATCTAAAGGCCTCGTTGGTATAGAAATTTCTGATAATGCGGATTGGGGAGGTCTAAGAGGTTTATATGTTAAAGCTTTATCGTAAATATTTTTTGCAAATTTTAATAATCATTAATAATTATATTTAATACATTAATAAACAAATGGAAGTCTATGCTATTAATGTAATAAATTCTATTGATGTTAAACCGGATACTAATAGATACATCCAGGAAATGAAAAAATACATCCAAGACCCAGACGCTTTTCATGGACAAATGAATAATTTTGTTTCAATTTTACAGGAAAGTATTTCTAAAAAAACTTTAATGTTAGTCCGAGAATACAATCTGATGTATCAAAAATGGGCGAATGAACAAACCTTATTGCAAATGGCTAATAAATTTGATGCGGACCAGATTTCAGATTTATTTGGTGATTTTAATGTTTCGCCAAATGTAGACTCTATTCTAAGGGGTATATCTAAATCTAGTATAACTAAAAGAAGGGGTCCTTCTAAAAAGAAAAGAATTTTAAAATAAAACAAAATTTAAAATAAATCAAAGTCATCATTACCTGTACCAAACTCCTCAAAAACGGGTACATCATCTCGTATCCAATGACTAGCATCTAAATTTGGTTTAGGTCCTCCTTGTTTCTTTCTATATTGAACGGTTTTAATACCGAACTTGTTGTAAGCTATAAATGGTTCATGTGTTTCGGCATATTCTTTTCCAAATAAAGTTACCATACGTTCGTGTAGTTCGTTCATGTCTAAATCTCTTACATTTTTGTTACCGGCTTCTGGAACAGGAGAAACCTTTACTCCAGAGAAATAAGTATTTGATTCATCCGCGTTGTATTCGCCGTAAGCCATTTCTCCAAATGCAGTCGTAATTGAATTCTTAAGTTGTGTTAGTCTAGTAGGATTGTAATTTATTAATATTTTGTCGTATATTTCCTGATTTCCGGGATTTTTACTCGACCAATTGCTTAGAGCAGTATCTAATACATCTGCATAATCACCTGGTCTAGACCAACCTGTTGCTGCGGCAACTTCAATTTTAGAATTTAATTCCTTTAGATCTTTCTTAACTTGGGTTAAAAATAAAGCAGAACCATTCTTTCTTTCTCTAAAGTCAAATGTATTATCATCGTTAAGAATTAATGAAATGTAAGAAATTTTGCCATCGTCTGATACACTGTGAGCGAAAACTGGGAATTTAGTCATTCCAGCTGAATGTAGTTCTGGGTATTTCTTCTTAAGTTCATTTTCTAGACTTAATTGTTTCATAATAGCTTCTGAAACAGCGGCGTCGTAGACTACAGCCTGTTCAGGTTCTGAAACATTTGGTATTTCAAGTAAAGAAGGGTCTAATGGCTGAGGAAGCCCAATTAGATTGTAATCCGAAGCTAAGCGCTTAACTTCTTCTGGTACCTCAGAAGATGTTACTAAACCAGGAGCCATTTCTTCTTTCTCAGATGTGTCAAGTTCTAATATTTCATCCGATGCTGATATTTTCTGTTCGTTACAAACATTATTTAGGAAACTGGAAACATCATTTTGGTTCTTTTTCCATTTTAAGTCTCCATCTTCATCTGGACCAAATTCATAAAACGAAACATTCTGTCCTGAGATGTCTTCAATAAGAACGAGTTTATTATTACAAGCTCTTCTTAGTTGGTCAAGTTCCATTGTGGTTTGGGGACCTGGTTCAAAGCCTGAGCCTGAGCCTGAGCCACCCGGGTCTTCAGGAATAACCGGGACAACAGGAACAGGTTCTTCTGGCTGACGAATTAAATTTGTGTCTGGTATGCCGGCCTGGTCAAGACAGGTTTTAATCTGGTCCTCTGTTAACTTGTCTAACATCCAGTTAATTATCTCTTCGGGCGTTTTATCATCAAAGAAATTTGATGTAACACTACTCATTTATATACATTATACATTATAAAATTATTTTTAATTTTTATATTTATTTTTTAGCCTTAGCCTCATTTAGGGTATTAAATATACTCTGTGGGTCTGTTCCTCCTATTTCTAGTAGCATTTCGATGTGATCCTCTGTGTAAATGTTGTACTTATATACAAGTTCCAATACTGCCATATTAATCTTTTGTTTCTTCGAGTCTTTTGTAAATTTTTCTATAATTTCTTTTTTAAGTCCTGAGGCAATGTCTTGTTTTGCTAATTCTTTAATACACGTCGATAATTTTGTAAATTTATTGATGTAGTCATTGTCTTCTGGGAAAGAAATTATATTTGTTCCCTTTTCATTAAACATAATTTTACGAAGTAATGGTAATAATTTATAATTACCAGTTGTACGTCTTAATTCTTCTTTTACATTTCCTTCAGCCGAAAGATCTTCGAATGTATTTTCAGATTCCCATGGTACAATGTCTTCACGAATTATAAGGTCTTTATTAATGGTGTCTTCGTCTATAATTTCTGGATCATCTTCATATGGTTTTAGGATGCCATTTTCATCTGGTCCAGCCTCCACAAATGTTAACATTAGATCCTCTTTGGGATAAGTAAATTCTCTAGAGTAGATTTGTGAGAATGTTACAGTTTCTGGAATTCCATCGCGGATGTACATTCTTAAATTAGATGGATTTTTGTAGTAAATTTGGTACAAACCCCCTGATACAGGGGAGATATGCTCTTCTAATCTAATTAAATTTCCATTCTTGTTTATTTCCGCATCAATAGAACAGTTTTTAAGTATCATTTCAAGGTCTTTATTAATAGAATTCTTTTTAAGAGATGTTGTTAACATTCTCTGTTCTATAGAAAGAGAATCAAGATCCCAGAAATTAGATCTTCCTTTTACTTCTTCGAGCATAGCTGCAACATCGTCGTCGCTGCCTTCAGATGGTAAAACACTGTAATGTCTGTAGATGTCTACATATTGTTCTTCAGTTGGTAAGTTAGAGTGACTACAGTATCTCGAAGCACGCGCTAAAATTTGCTCTATTCTAGATTCATTCCACCAAGGATCTGTGATATGCACCTGTTTTACATTTTTAAATGACACACCTTCCATAACACTTCTTGTACCTAATATAATCTTTAACATACTTCCGTCTGCATTTTGTAAAGAATTGAAGGTATTTCTCGCTCTATTAATAAGAGTTCCATCCTTGTCTTTTGTTTTTGTCTCAGAACTCCAAATGAAATACTTTAATTTGTCTGATTTATCAGAACCAAATTTTCCTAAACCACAAGCCTCTAGAATTATACTCAACGGTTCTACGCCATATGTAAGCCAATTTGAAAAGATAAAAACTGGACCGGTAGAATTTAAACTTAGTTCAATTATATTAGCAAATTTAGTAGAAAACTGTTTGATGTATTCTAGAGTCTCCGATACACTCGTGAAGTTCTGCGATTTAAGTCTGTCTTTAAAAAGAGCCAAAGATTTCTTTTTGTCTTCCGGTGTCTTATTTATTTCGTTAGAGTGTTTAGGTAAGGCGATGTTACAATATTGTTGTGTAGTAACGTACATACCGGTCATGATTTCCTCAGTATCAGTAGTTATATTACCGAGTAATAAATTCTCGTATGTATTTGTTTGATCTTGACCGTTTTCAAAATTTTTATCCTTGGCTACATCAGACTTTAAAGCCTCTATGTATTCTGATTTGTGATTCTGTGAAAAGGCATGCTCCATTGTGATTATTCTTTTGTAGGGGTACGCATTTGGATTACCTCCCTTGAAGTATGAGATGTATCCAGAACAAATGTAACTTAGTATGTCTTTGTTTATTACACAAGAATTTTCAGAAAGGTATCCGACTGGAGAATCAGTAATCTGAGCACAGGTGTCATCGTTCGAGCGAACTCCAATAAAATTCTTATAAAACTCAGTAGCACTCAGTGGGAAGGGTATTCTAGGACGAAGTAAATTTATTGTAAGCGCAAGTTCGTATGGGTTATCATAAACAGGTGTAGCAGACATAATAGCAAGTTTTAATTCAGGGTGAAAATAATACTTAATACAATTGTATAATTTCTTGTAAAATGTTCCATCTGCCGAAACAAGTCTTTGAATCTCGTCAATGATTAAAAGACCGTTTTTGTTAAATAGAGCAGAATCTTGTTTTAATCTGTCACCTCTCGCTGTATTACCGGATTTTTTGTCAGTGCGATATATACTCTGAATAAAAGTCTGATGAGAAACAATGTCAAACGTTCTTCTGATTGTATCTCTTAGTTTCTTTTGATAATCATTATACTTTTTCCTTTCAATGCTTACTTTGTTTTGTTGATCTCTAAACATTTTCTCTGTGGATGTTTCATTTTCTTCAATAGCGGTTAACTTTTCCTCTTCTCTTCTAAGAGATCTCATCTTAGCTAAAAGCATAGCATTATTCTGTTGCGACACGTAAAAGTCTCTTTCTGTTTTTCCTCCGTTTTTAACTAGGCAAAATGAAGGACAAGAAAAGAACTTTCCATTTCTCATTTCTCCGGAAATTTCTTCGTAGTATTGATCAACAAGAGGAGCCGGAACTGTGAATATGACACGCTCATTTGTAGCATTTTTAAGAGCCTCCGCTATTACAATACTAGTACAAGACTTACCCGAACCTAAGCCGTGAAAAATAAGAGTGTTATTAAAATTTGTATTAGGACCTAAAAGTTGTCCCATAAATTTTTGCTGTGGACCAAGAGACATGTCAGACGATTTACAGATTTCATCATTAGAAAGATTTATGTAATTTTCTCCGAACTCAAAAGGAGAATCTTCTGGAAATGCTTCGGATGAATAGTTAGACCTAATGAAGTCTAACATTTTTTTATGTGTGTAGACACTTGGCTCATTTAATTCTGGAAACGGTTTATAATCACACGATAATTTATATTTTTCACTGTCGTCAGGATTGTCATAATAATATTGTAAGCAAGATGACATTATTATTATGAAATACAATATTTTAAATTACATTTTTACATTTTTACATTTTACATTTTAGAAATTACAACCGCCCATAATTTGAGTAATCACAGCGTAAATTGTAACTGCTCCATACGCAAATGAAGCTGTAGATACGACACTGCCTCTAATAACTTGAGGTAGTAGTAGAGAAAATAGAGAAACTAATAAAGTAGAAAATAATATACCAAAACCCATTAAAAGACTTATATTTAAGCATTTGCTGTAATACAAGGCACCTGCTGTAGGCATCATAATAAGAAATGAAATGGTTAATAGCACTACAAATAAAGTCAGTGGCGCGGATGGGTTATATTGTTCATCCATTGCTCCCTTAGTTTCTTCTTCCGACATTTATTATATACAAAAGATTCTTTTTCTCAAAAAATTGAAAACGGTTTGTTCAATTTTCTTCATATCGAATCTTACACTTAATTTACTTTATTTTACTTTAATTTCCGCAGATGTCACCCGAAGAACATTCTGTTTTCCTCTTCGGGTTTAAACGCGGGTCATCCAAATCTTTGTTTGATTTGTTTTTTCGTATTAGATTTCTTAGCAGGTTTCTTCGCGGGTTTCTTAGCAGGTTTCTTCATTTTAGAAATTTGTCTTTTGATGTCGGAATGTAGTCTTTTTGCTTTTTTATAAACGTATTTGCCTTTTTTGTTCTTATACATAATACGAACTTTAAGTTTCTTAGCACGAAGCTGTAAATTTCTAAAAGCAGTTGCTTTCTTTATTAATTCAGGACGTGAAAGATATACCCGACGCTTTCCTCTCTTTCTAGTGATTTTAATACCAACACTCTTGAGTTTAGTCATAATAGATTTATTTGGTAATTTTTTAACTTTTTGTAATTTTTTAACTTTTGGTTTTTTCTTACCAAACATGGTTTGGTAGGGACCGTCGTACTCATCCGTAAAATTATACGCTCTCTTATAAGCAGTATACACTACCATAGAATATATGTAAGCTATATAAATCAAGTTCTGTACCCCTCCTAATTGGAAAACGTTTTTAATTTTATTTTTTTCAAGAAGTATAAACATACTTGCAACAAGTCTAGGATGTACGACCGCCCCCTCCGCACTTGAGTGTACTTCACTCGGATGCATAGTGTCTAAAAGTTCTAAAACGGAACCGTATGTTACATCAGCTAATAAGTTTATTATACCCACTCGCCCCAACGATGTCCTTGCGCCTAACATACTTACACCCATGGCGCGCATAATTTTTTGAATGTAGTAAGGGTGGAGCATATCACTTACTCTTTGCATATCACTTACTCTTCGCATAGATGATGGAGAGTCGGGCGCATCGACTTGGTCCCGTGTGGGGCTCAGCGCGCCGCGCTCCTTCGTCCCAAAATTTGTTCTATTTCGTCTTTTGACTTTGGTACTGAGATTTTCTCTCTTGCCAAAATGATATACAGGATTTTTATATAACATTTTTTTTAAAACGGCGATTGGGGGTTCTAATTCTGGATTCATGTTCGCCAACGCATTATTTATTTTTTCAGAAAGTATTTGTTGAGCCGATTTTTTTCCAGAGTTATTGTTTAAGATTTCGGCGGCGTCGTTGTCGGCGGTTGAGGTATTGAACTTGCTCACGAGTTGGTTTTTAAGAATATCTAGCGGGTTCCCCTGGGTCTCGTATGTATGTATTACTCGTTTATGAAATAACCAATCTAAAATAGACGCGTGTAAAAATATAGCAATTAGTTCGCTTTCATCTTTTTTGTTTAATATGTCACATATCTCAGTGCATACGCTGTCTATAGTCAAGGCCATGTTTTCCGCGAGGATGCGCTGTTCTGCAATTGACGGTAGCTGCTCTTTTTCCTCCGGTGTACCCTTATTTTTGAGCACTTCCTCAAATTTTTTGCGGTCCTTGGTCGGCACAGGCGTCGGGTTCGACCCGACAGACACGCCCCCAGTTATATTGAATGATACTGAAAGCCCTGTCAATTCACTAACGTAATTTTGAATTTGCGTGTAATCATTTACAAACGTATATTTGCTGCGCAAGCCAAGCCGATTGACATATTTAATAAATTCCCCTTGTCTTTTCTTTTGATTACAGTAGTGATGAGATTGTGCAAATTCATAACTAACAAGTTCGCTTGTATCAGATGTTCCTAAAAGATAAGAACCAGTTAAATAAGGTAATATATGTTCACATTCTCTTTTTAATTCTTTTTCGCTTCCTGTTACTATTTGTTGGGTACATAACCAACAATTGTTACACCATGCATAACGATCCCACTGTCGTGGAGGCACCGTCGGCAAATTGGTCTTAGGATAGCCGCGGTCTTCCCGTTTTGGTAAACAATTTTCGTTATAAGGATCTTCTTCGCTATGGTATAGACCAGCATTTTTACATTGCTGCTGATTTGTCTGCGTTGAAAACTGATCAATTATATTGGGGTTCAATATCATACTTTTTAGTTTGTTTAATATCTTTATGCGCTTGTCTTCCGGGACATCAGGAAGAGCCAATTTCACATATTCTTTCACCGCTCCGTTTTTATTTAGTTCAACCATTGCAGCCTTAAAAAAATTTATCATTGCATTTCTATCCTGTGCAAGCCACTTCTTGTCCACCGCTTTGAAACTTTTTAGTTTGTTTTTGTCAACATCCAGTTGAAAAAACGTTCTAAGTGATGATATATTAATTATATCACTTTCTATTTTAAATTTTTCTTTTATGTTGTTAACTGAAGCCATTTATTAATTATTATAACATTTAATAAACTTTTTTAAATAAAATAAATTACATGTGCATCCATGCTAGGTAGTACCGCATCTGTTCCGGTTTTTTAAGACCGCTAAATTTAAAAAATACATGAGCGGAATCTGACATATGTGTTACTATGTATTTAAAATTCACAAGATTAGAATCATCATCGAGATGATATGGATTTTCAATTATCATAATTGTATCAAAAATTCTTTGTTTATGCATCAATTTAAATACACCAATGTATTTAGGCCCGTCATACCCAGGAGAATCCTTAGGATAAAACCCTAGATAAAAGTATTCTTTTGAAGTGTAACTCGCTGATACAGAAAGCATATTCAGATAGTCACGATAATAATGCTCGTCAAAAAAAGGTGTTGTTTCGTGTGAAATATGCATAAGCCATGAATTTGCCCAACTTTCGGCGTTCATATGAGTGAGTAACTTAAGTTCTGCTCCTCCGTCATACTCTTCAATAGAATTAAATAAATTTTGGTCTAGGCTTACATAAGCAGTTCTTTTAGGAATGTCCGGTTTAATGTAATTTATATATCCAGACGCAATGAAAGAATTACACGAAGTAATTAATGATAACATATCTATAATTTTATATATTTTATTTTTTTAAACGGTTTCTAAAATAGCAAGTACTTTATTTATGGTAGGAATACATACACCTGTTTCCCTAGACACTGTTGATTTACTTGGAGTTTTCAACTGTAAATTTTTTTTGATTACACAAAACAGTATTCCAGCTGTTGCTGATTTTGGCGTTACCGAGTCTAGTTTATCTTTGTAAAGTGTGTAGTACTTATTACAGATCTCGACAGTTTTAAATGGTAATTCTAGTTTGTTTATGTATTTTACAAAAGAATCATTTTCGATTATGTCTACTTTTTCCTTTCCGAGGGATCTATACTTAGCGTGTTTTTCCATAATTTCTTGGAATATTTTTTCTCCCTTTAGAAATCCTTTTTGATTACCCTCTGCTAAATCAATTATGTTCTGTCTATCCGTAGGAAGATTGTTATATATACACGCGTAATAAAGACATGCTGCTATCAGACCATTTCTTACAGAAGCCCTTGTTAGCTTACCAGATTCCATGCAAATGTGCCACATATCCTTGGCAACAGGTAATACACATGTATGAATTCCCATTTGAGTACAATAATTTTGAAATTTTTCAGATATATTCCAAAATGTTTTCTGTTTATGACTAAAGGTCTGCTGATAATGTATTCTCATCATTAATGAATTTTTATTAGCAAAGCCAGGTATTGTACCTCCTTTATCATAAGGGTTATCTGAAACGAAAGTGTCAGCTCTTTGTGATCCGTTAGACATTGAGCCATCTTCTTGTTTATAATTATTCCATTCACAATATTCGAAAATGCTAGACAAAACAACCGTGCCGCAATCTAAGCATATCTCATTACCCTGTTTATGATCAATCTGTAAGTTTATATGAGCGCATTCGCAAATGTCATTTATTTTTTCTTCTTTTGTAAGTTCTTCAAAGTCGTTCCAGATGCTTTCAATTGATACCATAAACAATAGGTGTATACCACATTGTATAAATATATCTTAATAATTGTTAAAAAACGTAATTTTGCGCCTTAAATTAATATTATTTACATTACATTACATTACAGTATTATGAATGATGAAATATACATACTCGATAGGCCAACCGTTGAGATAATATTAAATAAAAAAACAGAACTTTTTACGGTAAGAATATTGTCAAATGATGAATACAATCCCGAAGGCTTTGAAGAATTTTTAAATTATTTCCGAAATACATGGAAAATTGTAAAATCTAGCAATGAAATTTACACTTTATACGTTGATATACAACCAGAAAAAGACAATGAATTACCCTTGCAGGCATATATGAATTTGTTGAAATGTATCGCGGATATAAACGAAATCTTAAAGACTAATTGTCATTGTATATGTATTTTTACAAAGGAGGCAAAAAAGTGGCAAGATGCTTATAACTTTATAACAACGCTATGGAATCCAAAAGAAAATCGACCTATTAAATTTACAGATAACGAAGAGGATAAAACTTTATTTATAAAAAGTAATAAATTAATTAAATAATTTACAAAAAAATACACAACTTAAATGTAAAATTTAATAAGAATGTACATTTAAATTATGAAGATCGTATCTTGGAATGTTAATGGTATTCGCTCGCGCATTTTCAATGAAAAGATTTCAAGCAAGCTAAAGAAAGATGAAAAAATTTTTCCAGTGGAAGGCAGTGCTATGCAAGAATTGCTAAAACATGATCCGGACATTATTTGTATTCAAGAAACAAGATGCTCAATTGTGAAGTCGAATGTGATATCTATCCCGGGGTACAATTCATTTTTTAATGAATCTAAATTAAATGGACCGAGATCTGCCGATAGATATTCTGGAACATGCATTTTCTATAAAGAAAACATCCAGTGTCAATTTTCTACTGATATTCCGGGATACGAAGATCTAGAGGGTCGAGTGATAATTATGAAATTTGAAAATGTTACAATTGTAACAGTGTATGCTCCAAACTCTGGAACAAATTATGAAAATAAGATAAAGTTCAACGCTGCGATGTACGACTTTCTAAATTCACTTGACAGCAAAGTAATTTTCTGCGGAGATCTTAACGCAGCAAAAGAGACACATTTTGATCAGACTAAACAGGACCCAGGACCTGGTACTTATCCACATGAACTTAAATTTCTAAATGATCTAGAATTTATTAATTACAAAGACACTATGAAATGTGACACAATTTATACTTGGTGGGATCCTCGTCAAGTAAAAGAAAATGGAATGTCTAGAGCAAGGAACAGAAACAAAGGTTGGCGACTTGATTATTTCTTTACTAAGAACATTAATCAAATTTCCAGTAAGTGTTTAAAATACATCGGTGAGAATAATGAAGGGATTCCTCTAGCCAGCGATCATGCTCCGGTTATCTTAGACTGGGAGGAAAGGAATGGAAGGGAGCATACGACCTTGGGGGGTCATGCGGGCACCGCCATATAACGCAACAATGGTAGCAACAATGGCAATCATAAGATTGGCCCACCAGATCAAATTAGTGAACTGGCTCTCGCCACAGGTGCCCTTGCCACAGCAACCATCCTCCGTGTGAGCCGAGGTTAGCTCATTCATGCTGCCGAATACCATCCACGAAACGACGGCTAAAACAATAGCGTAAATAACAGCTCTCATATTTTTTTATTTAATATAATAAAATATTTTTTTTTTAAATTTTAATGTCATTTTCCCAGAAATTCCTTAGGGAACAATTCTTTACTGTTTTGTATTCTTCATTTATTTTGTCCCTAGTATTTGTCAGTTTTTCAATGGTATCACTAGAGAAAGAATGAATTTTCATATTTGTAAGATATTCATAAGAATCTGAAATCTTAGGATATCCAGACTTTTCCAACTGGGAAATGATACATACCATTTTTTGCTTAAATACAATTATTTTGTCTTCCATGATTTCAGTTACAAATTTAATTTTAGCATTTAGTACATTCAAATCGTTGCTTAGTTTGTCACATATGTATTTTTGTCTTTTGATGTAGTACTCATTTCTAATCCTCCAAAAGTGAAAGATTATCTCTTCGGGAGATTCCATTTTAACTATTTCATTTTTCTCATTGAATACATACATGTTATTCGCTGAAAGATGTGAAATCAGTTTCAATTTCTTTAGTGTTTCATTATTTTGTGTCCACTCTATTACATTCTCCAAAGGACACTTAATTGTAAAATTAACAGACATTTCGGTGGATGCGCTTGTGTAACCAAATATGATTCCTTCAGTCTCTAATTTGTCAAGAAATGTTTTGTAATCATCTGTCCATGTTCCAATTGGAAGTTCCGTAACATTTATAACATTTCCCTTTACTGTGTATTTTCCTTGAGTGATCCATTTGTTAGTTTCTGTCTTTTTAATAGTTCCTGTGAAACCTTTGTACCAAGGGGTCATTTCAGGAATGTCTGCGTCCTCGTCAATCACGAGATCCATAAGTCTCTTTTTAATGTCTTCTGGATTGAAACACGGAACATCACAAGAGAAACCTGTTCCAATACCACACGCTCCATTGATAAGAATGAGAGGCATTGTGGGAACGTAGAATGTTGGTTCAATAGGATCGCCATCTTCTTCAAGATAATCAAGAACATTATTGTCGTCTTCATTGAAAAGTTTTTTGAAATCATTTGATAGATGGGTGAAGATGTACCTTGGGCTAGAAGCATCTTTGCCTCCAAGAAGTCTAGTTCCAAACTGTCCAACAGGTTCTAGTAGATTCATATTATTAGAACCCACAAAGTTTTGTGCGAGAGAAACAATAGTATCCATTAAACTATTTTCACCGTGATGATAATTAGTCTTTTCCGATACATATCCAGACAATTGCGAAACTTTGATTTCTGAATACAAATTTCTTTTGATACAGGCATAGATAATCTTTCTCTGAGAAGGTTTCATTCCATCTACAAGATTTGGAATAGAACGGATGTTATCGCTAATTGAGAATAGTACAAGTTCTTTATCAACGAGGTCCTTTACCGAAACATCCGACGAATTGTAATCCAGACTTTTCGGACATTTGATATTTTGCAATATCCACTTTTTGCGAGCATCGGCTTCGGTCTTTGTGAAAGCCAAAACAAGAGACTTTGAATCTTCGTTTGTTGTTATTTTATAATTGAGAGTTTTCATAGATCTAAAGTACTCTTTAGCTTCTTGTTGAGTGCTAGTACCAAGACCCTTGTAATATTTTACCTTGAATTTTGAAGCGTCATTCTTAGATTTCCATTCCTTGTAATCATTTAGATTGTAAAATGGAATTACTTCGCTTTTCTTTGTAAGTTTGATAACAGGTGTTACCAATGAGCTTATGAAGTCTTCTTTAAGAAGTTCTGGCCAACCGTGACTGATGAAGTTAACCAATAGACTTTTGATGTGAAACCCATCTGTATCAGCGTCAGTCATGATAAGAATTTTACCATATCTGAGTTCTGAAACGGACTTATACTTCTTACCAGATTGAAGACCAAGAATTTGTTTAATGTGATTAATCTCGGCATTTCCAGCCATTTGTGAATATGTTGCAGTTCGCGTATTAAGTATCTTACCCTTGAGAGGAAAAGCTCCATAGTAGTCTCTGCCTACAACTGAAAGTCCAGATACAGCAGTAGTCTTAGCTGAGTCTCCCTCTGTAAAGATAATAGTACACATTTTAGATTCTTTTGTTCCTGCTTTATTTGCGTCATCAAGCTTTGGAATGATGACCCTATTAGTTTTCTTTCCGTCTGTTTTTGAGATATTTTTCTTTTCTTTGGCTTCTGCGAGAGCGAGAATACTATCAAGAATGCCGAGTTTAAGTACACTTTTAACGGTGTCGTCGGTTAGAATGAATTTACTACCAAAATCTGAAATTTTAGTAATGTGTTTTTCTTTCGTCTGCGATGAAAATACTGGATTTTCAATCTTGCAGTTGATAAATACAAATAGGTTTTCTCTGATGTAATTGGGTTTGATAGTAATGTTTTTGTGTTTTTCTTGGATTATTTCTGTTAGTTTTTTAACAAGTGGCATCATAACATGTTCGACATGATTTCCGCCATCTGTTGTAGCAATTCCATTTACAAATGAAACACATTTGAATTCATTACTCGGACTAAAAGCAACTTGCCATCTATTTTGCTCGCAAATAATTCTGGGAACTGTCTTTTTGTCTCCGATGTACATTGAGATGTAATCGGAAAAGTCTTTAACATTCAGTTTTTTACCATTCAGTTGAACTGAAACACTCTTTGGAGTAATAGCACAGATGTCGTACACTCTTTTCGTAAGAATACAGAGAGTATCATGGGATATCTCTGTGATTCCAAATCGAGCATAATCCGGTTTGAATGATATCTTAGTGTAATCTCCTTTTTTGGTATCGGTTATAACAGGTTTAGATTTCTTGGACATATTACGTTCAAATTTCTGCGTGTATTTTTTACCCGAGTGAGATGTCTCAATTACAAATTCGGCCGAGAAAACATTTACAAGCTTTGCTCCTAGACCATTGAGACCGCCAGTAGTTCTTTTTTGCGAGTCGTCAAAATTAGTCGATGTAAGCAAATTTCCAAAAATAAGTTCTGGAATGTAAATTTTATATTCTGGATGTATCTCAATGGGAATACCAGAGTCGTTATATACACTAATTTTTTCTTGTGAAATTTCTACTTTGATACATTTAACATTTTCATTTCTCTGCACCTCGTCTGATGCATTAGTGATAATTTCATCGAAAAGTTTATATATTCCCGGATTAAAGTTACAAATTTTATAATTTAATTTTTCTTCTTCAATTTTCCACATTTCAGAATTCACACATTTTATATCACCGAGGTACATACCGGGGCGCGCTAAAATGTGCTCAATCTGAGTGTACTTCTTGAATTTTTCCGCCATTGCTAAATTATCTGGTTTAGATATACACTAATTTTTTAAACCGGATAATTTTTTGTAATTTTTGATATACAACCCCCTTTCACGATTTCATATCATTTAGTAAATTTTGGATTTGATCTTCAGATATAACACCCTTAAAATTTCGAGAATTATTTTTGTGTTTCATAATAGTGTACGGCATTGTTGTAAAGTTGTATTCTTCCATTACATTTTCAAATTCATCATTGTCTAGATTTACGTGATATAACATACTATTTGGAAAAGATGTTAGAATTTTATCAAGTTCTTGGCACGGTATGCACCAATCTGTTCCGAATTTGATAAATACAAATGTATCTCCAAAATCCATCTGAAGTAAATTCTTGAGAACAGAATTGTTTCTAATAGTGACACCCATTTATATAATTATACAATTTATTTTTAAGTTGAATAAATTAATTTATTTTATTATATAAATTTTAAATGGCGTTTCTAGACTTTTATACTGTTGATTTAACTATAATTTTAATAGTTTTACTTATAACATGTATTTCATTTGCAAGCATTAATTACGCAGACCCGGAAGAAGACACCGTTGGAACATTGGGTAAAACATTAATTTCGTTTACATTAGGATTTTTATCGAGTGTATTTTATTCGTACGCTACACTTGAAAGCGATACATTATTAAAAGAAAATTTCTGGGACTAAATCAAATATTAAAATAATTTTATCTAATTATAGATGTCGATTAGCTTATCTAAGTTTAATCCAAAGAGAATAGAGGAAAGACGTGCTACAGGATCTGGACCAGCAACGTGTGTTTTTATAGGAAAGAGAGGAACAGGAAAAAGTACATTAGTTGCGGACATACTTTATCATCTTCGTAGAATTAATGCAGGTGTTGCTATTTCTGCAACAGAAGATGGAAATGCTTTTTATTCTAGTTTTATACCAGATTTACTTATACACTCGGAGTATAAACCAGAAGTAGTCCAACAAGTAATCACTAGACAGAAAAGTGCTATAAATGGAAAAGACACAAAGAAAGACAAAGATGTGTTTTTATTATTAGACGATTGTATGTATGACAAACGTATGATAAGAGATACCAATATTCGTGGAATTTTTATGAATGGAAGACATTGGAGAATTACATTTATGTTAACAATGCAATATTGTATGGACTTACCTCCCGATCTTAGAGCAAATATAGACTATGTATTCATTTTAAGAGAAAATATTATTCAAAATCAAGAAAAACTTTATAAGAATTTTTTTGGTATTTTCCCACAATTCAGTGTTTTTCAAGATGTTTTAAATGCTTGTACTGAAGGATACGATTGTCTAGTTTTAGATAATACTTCAAAAAGTAATAACATACAAGACTGTGTTTATTGGTATCGAGCAAAACCCAATAGAAAGTTTAGAATAGGATCAAAAGAGTTATGGGACTATTGTAATAAAAAGTATGATAAAAACAAAACAAAAGAAACAGCAGATGAAGATCCTAAAAAATTAAGAAAGAAAAATGCAGTGAGCGTTACTGTTAAAAAGTTAAAATAACTTAAGGAAGATTATTTAAAGGCATACAATATGTAATATAATGTAATGTATTATGGATAAGATAAATAAATTAAAGTCTATACCTCAGCATGAACAGAGATCAGAAGCTTGGTTTAAACAGAGAGAGGGTAAATTAACAAGTTCAGACGCTGGTACAGTTCTTGGTTTAAATCCTTATCAAAAACCTCATGAAGTTCTTTTTAAGAAATGTGGTTATGACCCAAAACCCTTTGTGGGTAATGTAGCCACTCTACACGGTCAAAAATATGAAGATGAAGCAATAGAAAAGTATTGTAAACTTACAGGACAGGAAAACTATGATTTTGGTCTTATAGCTCACGAAGATGTACACGATTGTAGCGATTATTATTGGCTAGCTGGATCACCTGATGGAATTTCAATGTCTACAGAAGGAAATGGAAAACCTATTCTTCTTGAAGTAAAGTGCCCTTATAAGAGACCTATTAAATTTGGATATATCCCTGTTTATTACTACCCTCAAGTTCAGTTGAATATGTTCATCTGTAATCTAGAAGATGCAGATTTCATAGAATATAAACCACCAGACATCATGAACATTGTCAGGGTTAAAATTGATCACGATTGGTTAAATGAAAATTTACCGATTTTAGAAAAATTCTGGAAGGAGGTCGAGTATTATCGTGAGAATGACATCAAGACGCATCCAAAATATAAACCGCCGAGACCGCCTAAGAGAGTTTTAGATCTACGTGACATTTCAGATGACGAGACAGATTGTATTCCAGATTTGATTATAAGAGACGTTTAATTTTACAGAAAATATTTCAATTTAAAAACTTAATTTATACTAATGTAAATTCCAAAATGGGAATCAGAGGATTAAACAATCTTATTAAGAAATATGCTCCAGATGCTATTTCAGAAAAAGAAATTAGTTTATATAAAGGTTCTAAAGTAGCTGTCGATTGTAGTATACTGTTGTATAAATTTAAATATGCTTCTCGTACCCCAAATTCGCACATTATTGGTATAGCAAATAGAATTAAGTATTACTTCATGAACGGTATTCTCCCGGTGTTTGTATTCGATGGTACGCCACCGGAGGCTAAAAAGAATGTACTTGTTAAAAGGCAAGCAAATAAAGAAAGAATGTATGTCCGTCTTGAACAATTGAGAGCAAGAATTCCAGAGACCAACGATGAAAAAAAACTTATAGATGATGAGATAGAAAAAATTACATCTCAACTCATTGTTATAAAGAAAAAAGACATCGAAGAATGCAAAGAATTCCTTAAAATGTCTGGAATACCTTATTGTACTGCTCCAGAAGATGCAGAGAAGTATTGCGCCTTTTTACAAAGAAATGGTCTTGTCGACTATACAGTGACTGATGACACGGATGCCACTACATTTGGTTGTAAGAAAATTCTAAAAACTGGTATTTCAAGATACATTACCGAGATAGACACTGACATCTTATTGTCTAAATTTGAAATGGACATGGATTCATTTGTTGATTTTTGTATACTTTCGGGTTGTGATTATACAGAACCTATAGCACAAATAGGCCCTGTTACATCTTTCAATTTGATAAAGAAACACAAATCCATTGAAGAAGTTCTTAAGGTAATTAATAAAAAAAGCGAAAAATTCAATTACGAAATTTCTCGCAAGATATTCAAAGAATTTGAATATGAACTTCCAGAAGAATTTACTAAAGGGTTGTGCGATAAAGAAAAATTGATTACTTTTCTAAATGAAAAAGAAATAAAAGACAATGTAATTTCTAAATTTATTAAAATTGTAATTTAAAAATGTAATTTAAAAATGTAATTTAAAAATGTAATTTAAAAATGTAATTTAAAAATGTAATTTAAAAATGTAATTTAAAAAAATTTAATTAAATTTATTTTTTTTTCTTAAGTATATATTAAATATTAAAAATGGGAATGCTCGAACTATTTTTTGGCAAGAAGAAGAAGTGCAAGGGTCGCAAGGCCAGAAAGGGTCGCAAGGTCCGCAAGCTTTCGTCGTCGGCTCGCGTTGTCATCGGTGGCAAGAAGCGCAAGGTATACAAGGGTTGCAACGGCGGTCTTTACTACAAGCGCACCAAGAACGGCAAGACCTACCGTGTCTACATTTCGCCCAAGCTTCTCCGCAGAAAGTCCTCGAATCGCATGGGTCGTCGCTCGCGTTTCGGTCGCCGTGGCGTCAAGAAGGGTTCGCGTCTTAAGATGACCAAGGCCGCCAAGCGCGCCCGTCTCTACGCTCGCAAGCGTCGTCGTTGCCTCAAGAAGGGTATGCGTCTTAAGAAGGGCCGCTGCCGTCGTATGTAAACGTATCTAAACGTATCTAAACGTATATAAATATATCTAATTAATTAATACATTTACGCAAAAAAATGTGTGTGTTAATGTATTAATTATATCTTATCTATTAAATTGCAATTTACTTACATAAATCATCAAATGTTATATTCTCGTGTTTGATGAATAAAACTTTTTCAATTAGTCTGACACTTGTTGGGTAAATTTTTTCAGTGTTTACTCTTTTGATTATCATTTTTCCTTCGGGAAATTCAACGTTAAATTCGATTATACAGTTACATTTGTAATTTTCAAGGTTTTTAATACATTTAATGTATTCGGTTCCATTAGAAGTATTACTATGTATCTTAGCAAATTTAATAAGTTTCTTAAAATTAGAAGACATCAGTATTAAATCGTCTTGGTTTTCTTCAACTTGTAGACAAAATGTAATTTTTTCTACAGGTTTCCATTTGAAAAATGAAAAATTAATACCAGTTAAGATAGGAAGATTAGCCGGTAGCATAAAAAGTTCTTCGTCGTCGGACAAATTTCTGAAATAATGGATGTCTTTAGAATAAAACAATTTTTTAATTGTAAAGTCTTTTACATTCGAATTGGTTGTCATGATTTCTACTTCTGAAATACGCTCTTCAAACGGTTGGTAATTTATCTTATTTCCTGAAATCAAAAAAGCATCATAAACAGTAATAATCTTGTCTGTGTAAGAAATCTCGAAAATACTTCCATCAAAATATTCGTCTAGAGTATCTATTAGTATCTTGTATATAGTTAGATCTTTGAATACTATAACAGCTGTATTTTCACCAGAAGCATCTTTAAATAAGAATAATACAGCTCGTTTGGTGTTTACAGTATCTTTAGTATAAAAAATATACTCGTAATCAAAAAGCTTAAAAAAATGTTTTCTTTCAATGTTGATAGCATTTTGAAGTGGAAAATACATATCATGTTTCCCAGTCCAATGATTATTTAAAAGAAAAATAATCTGTTTTTTAAAGTTTTCGTTAATTATCTCAGTTGTCATTGTTAATTGTGCAATGCGTATTGTCTTTAAATTTATTTAAAGATACATTACATTTTATTTATAATGTAGTGAATGTCTTTTAATGGTAAAGAGATAACCCTTATTAACTTTTTAGTAGCTTTTTACAAGAACAAAATAGAATTGTTTAATGACATAATCACACAAAAAACTCCTCTTTCTTTAAGACTTTTAGATTGGTTGGTAACTAATTATTCAAAAAAATACAATATCACATATCCAATAAAAAACAGCTCTGAAACTATATATTTTAATATATACATTGACTATAAAAATCAATTAAAGGCATATTCAAAAAAATATTTTGATCCATTTTGTAGACAAAAAAGACTTATTATAGACCAGAATACATTTAAATGGAGAACTTATACAGCAGAGGAAAATATTACAAAAAAAGACACTATAACAACTGTGGGACAATTAAATTTTTTTAGATGGTTTATAGAAAATAAAGTAATGGAGTATGCATTAAACAATGTAGAACTTATAGACAGGGATATGATGGCTACAGTAAACGCTAAGAAAAAGGGAAAACGTTCTGTGTTATCTCCGAGTGCTGTGAAAGGAATATATACTAATAATTACGATATTACAATTAAATTTAAACCTTAATAAATATAAAAATATAAAGTATAATAAATTACAATGGAGAAAAATCCACTAAGAGCCTGGTTATTCTCAACAGGTAAAATTGTTAAGAACACATCGGATAGGATTGTAACACATTATATGCTCGATGGTGGAAAACTTGATCTTACATCTGATTACGATTTATTTCAAGAGTTATATACTAAATACATTAATTTTAAGAATTGTATAGTTGAAAAAAAGACAAATGTATTCCGATTTTTTATAGATTTTGACATTCTTTCTAAAGAAATTATTGACATAAATGCTTACGCGGTTTCTGTACAAAATGTAATGTGTAATGTGTACAACAAATGTGAAATGAAGTGTATTATAACCAAGGCTGATAATCCAAAAGAAATTAAAAAAGGCAATGATACATTCATTAAACAGGGTTATCACTTCAACTGGCCGGACATTACAGTAGATAAAAATGTAGCACTTAGAATAAGAGAAAATATACTTATTTCTCTGAATACTATTTATGGTAAACCAGAAACATTCTTTGATTCCTGGGATAAAATAATAGATAAATGTGTATATGATAAAAATGGTCTTAGACTTGTAGGTTCAGATAAATGTACATACTCAGATGGAAAATACACTTATGAAAACCGTGTTTATAATTATTATACTACATACATTGGGAATAAACTATCAGAAGAACACGACGATACATACAAATGTAATTTATTGAAAGTAATCCAAGACACGAGTATCAGAACTGATACACAAGAGATTACTGAATTTTACGATCTTCCAGAATATGAAGAAACTGAAGAAGACTTTGAATCACATAATTCCGGTAATTTTACTTTGTTATCTAATGAAAATTCTGAGAAGAATAGTATTCTACGATTTTTTAAGAATCATGTCACTGGATACCGCGTAGACGACATCCGCGGGATTTTGAAGTCGCAAATGTACGACACATTATACTTGATTAATACAAAATCTAAGTATTGTCAGAATAAATGTGGTTACCATACAAATAATCACATTTATTTTAAATTAACACCGGCCGGTATTTGCCAGATGTGCATGTCCGAAAATGACGGAGAACCTGATAATAATGGAAATGTAATTAATTGTAAAAATTTTGAAAGCAAACGAATCCCATTGTCTCATGATTTAATGTCTTCTCTTAAATGGGGTGTAAAACAAGACAATTCAATTTCAGACAAAAATGTAAGCTTAGTGTCTTTAATGATGGATAGAATAAGCGACAATTTATCAAATAAAAAAGAACTTGTTGGACCTAAAACGAGAAAAAAGAGGTAAAAAATATAATTACAATGCCTAAAAGAATTCCGATTGCTGTTTTTCCAAGAAATCCCAGCGAACCATCTATAAACAAAAATGGAGCATTATTAGATATAAATGTATTCATTTGCTCAGAATTTAATACTAGATAAACAAGAGTTATAAATAATACCATTTTGATATTTTTATCAGTGTATAATCTTTGATATACTGATAAATTTACATCTGGAGGTTTCTCAATAGGAAGAGATACATTTTCTTCTTTTTTATTAAATTCTAAATTTACATCATTAGAATTTACATTGCTAGTTGACATCAAATCTTTTACAGAACATTCAAAATTTGACATTGTTATTTACATTTTTGCATTTATTTTAAAATCTAAATGAAAACGAATTTATGTTTTAATTTAAATAAAAAAAATATATTCAAAATAATAAATCATGGGTATTAGTAACGTAGCCGTTAAAACTTTTGACTCATCTGGGTCACAATCTTTGTGTAGAACAAATGAATACAAAGGAGACGAGGAAGTAAAGTCTTCTTTCATTTCTAAATGCCAAAAAAAGTACATTTCAGGATCTGGAGAAACTGTTATCCCCGGTAGTTTAAGAAAATTCCCTGAGTCTGACTCTACAGACACATTCTATGTTAATTCTGATACTGACGCTATCTCCGATATGGTATTCAGTATTGAATTTAGATTTAAAAACCCTGATACAACAAATATTATAGAAGAACTTACTGTTTCTGTAACAAAGGACATTATATTAGCTATTATAGACCGGGTAGAGATTAAATTAGGTAGCTTAACAATTCAAACGCTTACTGCAGACGACATTTTCATTAGAAATTTAACCGAACTTGGAGTTCCGTACAACTTTCACAGCTCTATCGGACAAACGCCTAATTATGAAGGTAGCGCAGAAATTACAGACATTTTTCCTCATTGGGTTAATATCGGTGGCAACGATTTAAATCACTCGGATATCCATGTAATTCAGGCGTCCTGTTCATTACCATTTATTGGAAGAAATAAAGATATGTCACGTGCACTTCTACAAGCTGGAGCTTTGACCAATGCTGTAACTGTAAAGGTTTATTACAACAGATTATACAAAAATGTAACAGAAGTCGGTGGTTCTTCTCATCAGGTTATTACAGGGGGGAGGAGAAACGGCAATGGTTTTTCATTTGGAAATGTTGATTATGACTATTTAGATCTTAATTATTTCAAGAGTCATCTTAAGGTTAGAACCCATATAATAACAGAAACTGAGAAAAAATTTATATCGAAGAATATAATTCACAAAGTTTTAAATACATCATCGAATGTAGTTAAAACTATTCCGAGAAATCCAACCGTCCAGCGTTTTACTGACACAACTACACAAATTGCAGTCGATCTTGAAAATGTATCTCACAACGTTTCTCATCTTTTAATAGCAGTACGTTTACCACATGTACATAACAGACAGTTAGGATGCAATAAAAATACACTAACTCATTCCTATTTGCCAACGTCCTTACCCAACGTATTAATGAGCGTGAACGGCGGAAATTCAGCTCCTTTTGCTACGATTAATGGCGTGTCGATCAACACAACCGCAGATCTTTTTGGTTATCTAAGATCTCCTATAGAGTCTATGGAACTTGTAGTCGGTAGCGATAGAACTGGATTTATTAGGGGAAGTTCGGCTCAACTTGATACATGTGAGAATTTTGATCTTAGGTACAGTGGTCTTCAAAAGGCTTTCTATATTATAACATTGGCTGAAAAGGCCTTTGACACCGCTGGTGTAGCATTTTCTAAAAGTAACAACAAAAAGTTAATTATTAACTTGTATGACAACATTTTTTCGCAGGTGTATGCACAAAATTCTCTAAATAGCAATGATTATGGACAAAGTGCCATAATTACTGTTACAGCATGTGGTACCAAGATACAATCTGTAGTTGGAGGCTCTATGTCTTTCTTATAATCTTGTTTAAATCTTTAAAAAAAAATATATTCAATATAATAAATCATGGGCATTAGTAACGTAGCCGTTAAAACTTTTGACTCATCTGGGTCACAATCTTTGTGTAGAACAAATGAATACAAAGGAGACGAGGAAGTAAAGTCTTCTTTCATTTCTAAATGCCAAAAAAAGTACATTTCAGGATCTGGAGAAACTGTTATCCCCGGTAGCTTACGACAATTCCCTGAGTTTGGCTCTACAGACACATTCTATGTTAATTCTGATACTGACGCTATTTCTGATATAACTTTTAATGTAGAATTCAGATTTAAAAGGCCTACAGGCTCAACCCCGTGGAATGTTAATGTGACAAAAGATATCGTTCTTGCATTAATCGATAAAGTCGAAATTAAATTAGGTAGTTTAACTGCGCAGACATTAACAAGTGATGACATTTATATTAGAAATTTAACAGAACTTGGTAAACCATTTTCATTCAGTGCTCCTATTCCGAAAACAACTCTCACAGAGTTGAACATCGCTGCTAGCGGCGGTAGCGTTGACGTCAGCGCTCCTCCAAGTGCGCACGAAAACGTATGGAAATATACCGGTGCAGGAACAGATGTTTTTAAGATTCAAGCCTCGTGTTCTATTCCCTTTATAGGTAGAAACAACGATGCTGCACGTTCGTTGCTACAAGCAGGGGCATTGACCAATGCCTTAACCGTAAAGGTTTATTATAATAATATTTATGGCGGATTGGGGACGGGGGCAAAATCACACTACCAAATTCTTTTGGCTGGAAATGGTGACGGCTTGTTGGGCACGACTGATGCTGATTTCTTAGATAAAACTTATTTCAAAAGTAATATTAAAGTAAGAACTCATATAATAACAGAAACCGAGAAGAAATTCATATCCAAGAATATAGTTCATAGGGTAGTAAATACTTCATCAAGTATTACCAAAGAAATAAATAAGAATACAAATATTGTTTCTCATACAGATGCGGTTACTGATATTGAAGTAGATTTAGAAAACATTTCTTTAAATGTCACTCATTTACTTATCGGTGTAAGATTACCGCATGTAAAAAATAGACAACTTTCTTTGAGATCTAACCTTAACGCTCCTTCCACCACCCCTGGTTCTGTAGATCTTACAACTGTTACGGCTAAAAATGCAGTTTCTACTCCGTTTTCTGTTATTAACTCGCAGACATTTAATGCACCTGCAGATAACCCACCAGATCTTCTTCTTGGTTATATGCCAGATGCTATAGATTCTATGGAGCTTGTAGTAGGTAGTGACAGAACTGGATTTATCAGTGGCGTGTCTGCTAAAATTGATACATGTGAAAATTTCAATTTAGTTAATAGCGACAACTCCGCGCATTATATCATAACTTTAGCAGAGAAGGCCTTTGACACAGCTGGTATTTCATTCTCGAAGTGTAATAATAAGAAATTACTCATTAAACTTAATAACGATATATTTTACAAAACTAATAGTGTCACTCCTAATCCATTGTCCACTTCGGAATTTGAACAGAATGCCATAATTACAGTCACTGCATGTGGTACCAAGGTACAATCTGTAGTTGGCGGCTCTATGTCTTTCTTGTAATTTTGTTTAAATCTTTAAAAAAAAATACAATAGATATATTAAACATTTCATGGGAATAGATAATGTATCTATTAAAACTTTTGATTCAACGGGGTCTCAATCTGTCTGTAGAACAAATGAATACACATCTCGTGAAAACATAAGTTCTAGTTTACTTTCTAATTGCAAAAAAATGTACATTTCGGGTACAGGTGAAACGGTTATACCAGGGAGTTTAAGAACTTTTCCAAACATTTCTAATTACGACGTATTCAGTATCAACGCTGAATCAAGCGCTTTGTCAGAAATTTCCTTTTGTGTAGAATTTAGATTCAAAGCGCCTAGTACCCCCGCTGACTTTGATATATTCGTCTCAAACGATATAATTTTAGCTTTGATACACAAAATTGAAATTTATTTTGGACATTTTACTATTCAGACATTAACGTCAGATGACATTTACATTAGAAATTTAACTGAACTTGGTAAAGGAAGTAATATTTCCGGACCTAATTTCCATCTAGAAGACAAATTGGATAACATTTATCATAGAAAATGTAAACAAGGTGATGTAGTTTATATTCAGGCATCATGTTCTATTCCATTTATTGGAAGAAGTTTAGATATGAATAACGCCTTGATACGTCAAGGTGCATTAACTAATAATCTTACATTTAAAGTTCATTATAACGACTTAAATCCTTCGATTTCACAAAGGTCCGTTCAAATTTTATCGGGTGGTACAACGAATGTGAATTATCTAGACTCTTCTTATTTTAAGTCTTTTATTAAACCTGTGAATCATTCGATAACCGAAACAGAAAAAAGTTATATATCTAGAAATTTAATTACTCATTTAGTACGCACATCTCAATTTTCCCAGCAAATTATTAACAAAGTAACAGATGTAGTAAATGTAACCGGAGAGCTCTTTGAAGCAGTGATAAATCTTGATGACGTTAATATAAATGTAAGTCATATATTATTTTCTTTAAGATTACCCCACGTTAATAACAGAATTATAAGTAAATCTTCGAGTACAAGTTCAAACTTAGGAACCAGTGGTCATAGACTACCAACGTACGCTACCAATGGATTTAGTGATATCACAGAAATTAAAAATCACACATCAAGTAGTACATTTTACGATACATTTGGATACTTTTCAGATTTTATAGATTCCGCTGAATTAATTCTCGGTAGCGACAGGACAGGTTTTATCAAATCAAGTATGTTACTTATGGATAACAATGAAAATTTTGGCCTAAAGGGTGTAAGTTCAAATGATTTTTACATAATTAAATTAGCTGAAAAAGCATTTGATACATCCGGTATTGACTTTTCAAAAATACACAATAAAAAATTATGTCTTAAAATAAAGAAAGACATTTTCTTATCGGATGATCCAACTGATACTCATTCTATTAAAAATACTTTAAACAGTGATGATGTTTCACAAAATGCATATATTTCAGTAACAGTTTGTGGAACGCAGTTGCAGTCTATTGTATCAGGTTCAACCAGTTTCAGTTAAATAAATAAAATAGTTGTTTTTAATTTTATTACGTATTAAATTTAAAATTATTTTCTTTTATATATTTAAATAAATACAATATGTCTGGAGCTGTAGCCGCTCATGCTGCTTATAACGGAAGTGGTACTCAGGGTCTCGCCGTTA